ACTCCCGGCCCGCGCGAACAGGTAATTGTTCAAGCTGATAGAGGTCGAACCGCCGAAGGCGACGTACCCGACCCACTCCGCCGTGACCCCGCCGTTCGTGTCCACGATGACCGTGAACCCATCGGCGCTCATGGCGCTGATGTCGAGGCTTTCGGCGAGCGCGCCCGCGTTACTGGGAAACGCGAGGCAGGAGTCGTACTCCAAGACGGTGTTGACTTCCGAGGCCGTCGCGTTGCCGTTCTCGTCCCACGTCCCTTGACTCCGGCGACTCGTCGGGCTGCTCGCCGTGCCGAGACTCATCTTGTTTTCGACGACGGCGGAGTTCGTCGCGCTCTCCGCGAGGCTCACGCCCATGAACGACACACCGATCGGCTTGAAGCCGAGCCCGCTCACCGTGGACGTCGCACTCCCGGTCTGGCCTTCAATCGTGAACGACCCGGCCTGCCACTGCCCGCCAGAGATGGCCAGCGCCATCGTCTTGCGGTTGCTCGTGGTGCGAACGGTCCAGTTCAGTGTGAAGCTGCTGTCGTTGAACGCGGAGACCACCGCTTGGGCGTTCACCGTGGTCGCGCCCGCCGCGATCATGTTGCTGATACATTCGCCGCTGCGCGCCCGTCGTCTCGTGTCAGATGTGGCCGAGCCATCATCAGAGAAGCCGAACACGACGATGTTCTCGGCGCTCGCCGGTCCAGTCGAGGCCCCGACTGCGAAGACACTGCTATCGGCTTGGAGCGTCCCCGTGGTCGTGCCGAGCCGTGTCGCGAAGAACACCACGGATGGTCGGAAGCCGGTCTCGTAGTTGACGGTCCCTGTCGCCGCGGGCTCGGAGATCGTCACGATCTGCGCTTCTTGCACGCCATCGCCGCCCCACGCTTCGTAGAACACATCGAGATCGACTGGTACCTGATCGTCCACAATCGCCGTGAAGCCCGCCGCGTCGAAACTACTAATGTCGAGCGCGCCATCCACCGCGCCCGCCCCACTGAGCGTCGTGGCAATCGCGTCCGTACTGTTGTAGTTCTCGCAGATTTGCGTCCCGGCCGCGTCCTGATCGAGCACGGATACATTACCGCGATTCGACGCCGAGACCGCGAAGCCCATCCCCGCACGCTGATGCACGGCTTGTGAAGCCGCGTCTACGCCCCCGCCCAGACCGAACCAGTAACAGCGAATCGCCTTCGGCGAAAACGTCTGCCCGGTGGTGACGTCCGTACACGTGATGGCGTACGTGGTCGTGGCCACCGATGCGGCCAACCACGGAATCACGCCATGCGCGAACAGCAATGCCATCGGACTAATTGAGCGAGACGATCTGGTAGTTGTGGCCCTGAATCGAGTTCGCCGCGTTGTTTGTGCCCCAGAGCGCCGTCAGCGAGAGCGCGGTATCCGCCGTCAAATCGATCGTGGCCACGGCGGGTGTCGTGCCGCCCGTCGAGCCCGACACGAACGGCGCTGGCATGCCGTAGTTCGTGACCGTGCCGGCCGTCGGGACCGTCGCGGTAAACAGCGTGACGATGCCGTTGCTCATCGCCGTACCGCTTGAGCCATTGGCGCGGATCTGGATGATCATGTCCACCGCCCAGAGCGACGTCATCGACGCGCCGCCGCCCGTGCCGGACGTCGTGACGATCGCGCCCGTTTTCGCCATGACGGTCCCCGCGACACCGCCCCAGCGGAGCGTGAACGTCAGCGTCGGCGTAGCCGTCGTGCCGTAGCCGCCATACGCCATCAGTCGCAGCGAGCGGCCGTCCTGCATGTAGTTCGCAGGAATCGTGACGTTGGGAAACAGGATCGTTTCCGTGGTCGACGCCGCGATCGCCGTGCCACTCGATGTCGCCCACGCGATTTGTTCGGTCCAAAATTGGCGTGACATTGACGCTCCTAACTCTTGCGTTCCACCCACGTCCCGCTCGTGACACTCACGAGGGCGCCCGCTTGGATGGTGGTGGTATCGACGTTGAGATCGCAGTCGGATGTCCCGACCGAGCCATCCGCAATCACGGCCCCGGTGCTGCGGACGAACCGGCACCACGTGGCGTCGCCATTCGCCAGACCGGGACCCGGCGCGATCGCATTCGCGAGGGCCGCGCCATTCGACGCCGCCGTAAACGCGGGGCTGCCGAAGCTGACCTGTGCGAGCTTGGTTTGTGTCGTGATGGCTGTGTCACACGTCGCCGGTTGAGCGCCGTCGTAAATCAGAATCTTGCCGCCAGCGAGCAGGCCGCAAATCGCATCGCAGGACGTCGAGGCCGCCAGATTCGAGATGTTGAAGGTCGAGGCCACGCTACATCACCGTGCTTTCTTCCACGATGCCCGTCGCCCGGCCATCCTCGCCCCGCTGGATCGTCTTTGTCTTCTTCGTCGCGCCCGCCAACTGCCGATCCTTGGCTTTCTCTTCCGCCTCATGCCCACGCTGCTGCGCCGACTGTTCGGCCGCGGAGCCCAACCGCATCACTTCGATCGTGCGTTCGTGCTCGGCCGCCACCATCGCCTGTGCGGCTTGCGCGTCGATTGTCGCCTGCAGTTTCGCGAGTTCGGTTTGCGCCTGCAACGCGGCGATGCGCTCTTTCGACTCGATCTCGGCCTGCTTGTCGCGGGAGGCGGCGGCCGCATCGAGTTCCGCTTTCTTCAGATCGGCCTCGACCTTCATCGCCGTCTGCTGCTGCGCGGCCTGGGCCTTCACCTGATCAGTCTCGATCGCTTTCACCGCTTCTTGGAGCTGCGCCTGCAGCGCCGGGATCTGCGCGAGTTGCGCCTGCACTTCCGGAGGGATCGGTGCGGCGCCCTGCTTCTGGGCTTCCTGCTGCGCGAGCAGCGCCTGCACCGGGGGCGCGAGCATCACGCGGTACCGCTCGGCCATCTCGTTATTGAGCGGCCCATCGGTGTTCTTCATGAACAGATCGCCAATCACGGCCATCTGCGTGGGATCGGCCGCGATAATTTCGCCGGTGATCGTCGCCGCATGCTCCCGTCGCGTGTCGTAGGACTTTGAGACCTGAATGGCGACGTTGAACCGGGCATTCTCGGTGAGCGTGTACTGCTTGCCTACTGGCGGCTGGCCCGCTTGCGCCATCTGCCCAATCGTCACCGTCTCGCCTTCGTTCTCCCCGTTCACGATGCGCGCGAGCCGTCCCGGCCGCTTGCCGTACACCGGGTACAGTAAGTCGTTGACGATCGTGCCTTCGTAGCGCATCGAGCGCGTCAGGTTGTCGAGATAGTTACTGGTCCCCTGCTCGGCTTGCTGCAACAGCGCCTTGATAGCCCGCCCTGACTTGATCGTGGGATCGATCTCGCCGAGCGTCGCTGACGGCACATTCGTGCTGACCTTGATGGCCTCGCCAAAAATCTGCATGCCGAGCGCCAACGGCTGCACCGGCGTCTCGTTCGGCACCGGCATCGGCGGATTGGCCTGCTGGCCTTCGAGGTTCGTCCGCTTGTACCGCACGTAGGGCAGCGTCCGCGTGTTGCGCGCCGCCCATTCGTCCTCGTGCCCCTCTTCTTGCCCTTCCTCGAGCATGACCGTCGGAATCGACGACAAGCCGACGACTTCGACAAACTTCGAGACGGTGAAGTTGTTGGCCTGGACGCTCTCTTTCGCCGGCCGGACGATGCCCTGCGATCGGCGCTGATTGTCGAACGGCTGCACTTCCTCGCCGAGGACTTTGATGACCGGGATGTGCCGCCCGGGCCAGTCGGTCTCTTCGAGGATTTGGATGCCGTCGATCTTGGCCCACTTGATCGCCTTGGTTTCTTCAGGCCGCGTATCGACGACTTCCGCACCCGCGGGCAATTCATCCGCCCACGCCGCCGATCCATCCGCCAATAACGCCAGCTCACGGACGGTGCGCTCGGTGTAGAAGTACTCCACCACAAAGCAGCCGCGCGTCTCGCCATCGTCGGTGAACCACTCGGGGTAATGCTGCGTGTCGGCTTCGAACTCCGCGTCACTCCCGACGGGATTGTCCGCGTCATCGAGCGCCTTCGGAAACTTCGCGCGATACTCGGCGAGCGGCATCCATGACGTGATCATCGCCCACTCAGCATCTGACCCGTCGGGCTGCTCGTGCGCGGGGTCGAGCTTCACCTGCGCCTGGTTGTAGAACCGCCGCAGGACCACTTCCTGATCCCACGTCTTGCCGGGCACGTAGCGGGTCATGACGCCGTAGTAGCCGCGGCCACACTTCACGGCGCGATCGAAGGCCCACGAGCGCGCGTCTTGCGCTTCAGACTCGCGTTGGATACGCCGGACTAGCCCTTCACGGAGTTTGATTTCGTCGTCCGGGATGGGCGCGCCGAGCTCGCCGAAGTCATCCGCGGCGACCACTTCCACGCCGAAGTCCATCGCGCGCTCTTGATTAACGACGCTGCGAATCGGGCCTGACAGGGTGTCGATGCTGATGCACGGCCGCGGCGGGACGGTCATCGGCACGCCCGAGGGGCTGGTCATGCCCGAGATGATTTGCTGGCCTTCGCGTGCGGCACGAATCGCCCCCGGCCACGGGTCCACGAGGAAACTCAGATCGTCTTTCTCGCGCTTGTCCTGATCGGCGTCCGCCTGCTTGACCTGCGCCCAGCGATCGCGGGCCAGTTGGAGGAAGGCTTTTAGGTCTTTGGCCATCACTGCACCCCGTCCCGCGCCAACACGGGCTGTTGTTGCGGCTTCTGGCCATCGAAGGACGCGATGCGGATGACGTGCGCCTCGGCAATCGTCTTGAGGCCCCGATACGTGCCGTTGCGGCACTCGGAGGCCAGCGTCACGCCGTCCATAGTGGCCTCGACGAGGTAGCCCACGCTTAGGATGGGCTGTCTGAGCCCAATGGCACCGTTATGCCACTCCACGACCGCAATCGCCTTGGTCGGAGTCAGGCGCAACACGATGGATTGTGGTGTCGGGTCATTGACGCGCTAGTGTCAAAATCTAGCACGCCTGTCAATAGGCTGACGGAGACATTACGAGGCGTACCCCATGTTGCCGCCGTCAGTCTGCGCCCGATACGGGCGACTCGACGTGCGCGGCGCCGGCGGCTTCTGCCTGACCGCCAGCCCGCGAAACGCATCCGACCCGTGGGACGCGAAGTCATGCACCGGGCGATCCGTGAACTCCTGAATCCGCGTGTTGTAGTCGCGCCGATAATGCTGCAGCGCCTCGAGCCCGGCCTGGCACTTCGTCTCGTCGAACCAGCACCGACCCATGAGCATCCGGACCGCATGGATACCCTCCTCGATGCCCAGCTTCGGCACGACGCGAAACTTGATGCCGAGCGATTGCGCCGTCTCGAGCCGGGAGCGGCCGGAGCCCAGTTCCTTGACCGCGATGTCATGCGGCGCCCAGTGCTCGCCGTAGACGTAGCCCCGCTTGGCCAGCACGTTCGCGTAGTACGGCAAGCCCTCGCCTTGCGCCTCGTGGTAGTCGATGAGGCGGATTTCGCCGGACCGGAGGGACTGGCTGAACCAGATGGCCGTGGAATCCCCGATGCCGAGATCCCAATCGGTATCGACGGGGATGGTCGGGTCATGCGGCACCAGGCGCACGCGGCCCTCACTTCTGGCCTTGTCCAGTTCCTTCGCGTAGATGGCGCCCTTGACGGCCGCCGAGAAGCTGCACTCCCATTCCTGCTGGTACTCGTCGTCGGTCATGACCGCGCGTGACGCGAGCAGTTCATGCGGCGGAATAATGCCGGTTTCGCTGGCCTTGTAGCAGCCATAGAACCATCCGGGCTCTCGGCGCGCGTGTTCGATGATTTCGTAGAACTGATTGCGGCCATTCGGCGTGCCAAGGAACAGCGCCCAGCCTTCCCGGTCAGACAGCGCCGGCCGGAGCACGCTGGAGAACAGGTCCGACTGGTGCAGGCCGTACTCATCCGGCACCACGCCATCGAGATACAGCCCGCGCAAGGCATCGGGTGAGTCACCACCGTAGAGGCGCACTTGACCGCCATTCGGGTAGTCCGCCCGAAGCTCGGATTCGTTGAACTGCACGCCCGGAATTGGCCGGCTGTAGTACTTCAAATAATCCCAGGCGATGGCTTTCGAGGCGCGATACGTCGGGCCGATGTAGGCGAAACGAGGTCGGAGGCGCTTGCACGTGAGGGCGGCACGAATCAGGTGGTTGATCGCGAGGACGGTCTTGCCGAAGCGCCGGTGACAGACCATCGCGCCCCACCGGTGCTTCAGCATAGCGTCATGCACGACGGCTTGGAGCGTCCTGGGCGCATAGTCCAATTCGATTACAGGCATCGCTCCCGACCAGGTAGAAATTGGCCGCGCCGATTACCAAGCACGTACGGCCCAGCGCGTCACTTCGGCGTCTTCCAACTAATTTCAAGTGAGCCGGTGACCATCTGCTCCACCGATTCTGTCGGCTTGTCGAGCGCGCGATCGAGCAGGTCTTTCGATGCCGCCGTGTTCGGGTCTTTCGTGTCAATCCAGAAGGCGTTCGGGTTGCCGCTGTTCAGCGCCTGCTCGATCTCGTCTTCGTCGGTGATGCGCTTAAACTGGCCATGCTCGTCGCGGAGGAAGAAATGGGCGAGCCCGATGGCGGCACGTATCTGGGCGGCGACGATGGCGTCCTGCGCGGCGAAGACTTGTTGGCGCAGGTGCTCCCGCTGCAAGTCCTTGATGAGCGTGTGCGGACGCTTGCTGCCCTTCTTCGGGCCACTGTTGGGGCGAGCGCCACCGCGCGGCATTGAATTTCAGTTCTAACGTTCAAGGCGAAAAGTAACACATAGAGCGGCACCCTGCACGGCACACTGTCACAAACTTGGCGATTTTGTTGAGGAAAGTCGTGAAGGGTTTGGCGTCCCCACCGGGATTATTCATTTTTGGATAGTGGGCCTGCCTACACGGCTTTCGGTGATTTGCGGCCTGTTTTCTCGGTAGTTCGTGCGTGTGGTCTCGCTTGACGTGTCTTGCGATCTCTCGCGTTGTCGCTAGTTCGCAGCACACCTGATGGCACACCACCAATCGCGTTCACCGCATCACGGAGTTCTGCAGTCGCTGGATGTGTGTAGCGCTGCACATACGGGAATGCACGTTAGCGCTATGAGAATCAGTTGACACGTTACGTGTTCCGATCTATCGTGTTGTTCACGTTATCGTATGCATACAGCGATAGCGCACACACGCTTATGACCCTGAGAGCAGTTCGCGAAACGCTCGGTCTCACACAGTCCGAACTCGACCGCCGC